ATCAAACCATCTATCTAACCTGCCTTTATAATTTTTTGCTTTAATTCCATCAGTCTCCTCATTAGTCACATAATCTGCAGCAGTATCAATGTAATCTGCTGCTTTAGTAATCTTAGATTGGACCCACGCTTCCAAATTACCTTCACCCGTTTTACCCATCTTCTTTTGAAGACGTTTAACTGCATTGGCAACTGTCTTTAATTCAGACCGTGCCATTGAATATTCATGATCCTTTTTTTCTTCTGACATTTTTTTCTTTCGTCCCTGACAATGGGCACGTTGACTAAAACCTTTTGGGTTATCACAATCAATAGATTTTTTATATTTTTCTGACCAACCCATTAGGAAACAAGTTTACTCTTTATTATTTAGAAAACCTTGTTTGAGTAATTTTTGCAATTCTGATGTTGATCCAACAAATACTGCATTGTTAGTTACATTGTTGTTTGTAGTTTTTACAGATTCATCCTCAACATCTTTGAGTTTTTTCTGCAGATCAATTAATTTGTCGGTGGTATCAGCAACGCTCTTGATCAATTGTCCAGCAACCTCATATGCTCTTGGACTTCCACCTTCACCAGCAAGTTCCATAATTCCATTGATTGCTTCTTGACCCTTCTCAATTAAAGAATATAAGTTAGCACGAGTATATTGATAATCCTTTTCAATATCAGGACCTTTTGGTTTTATATTTTGAATTTCTGAAGAAACCTTTTCTGCTTTTACGATCTTACTCTCAACATTTAGAGCTTCATCTATCGAATCATAATTATCAGACATAATTTTTAAATATCAGACTGTTGAGTAGGACTATAGGTTTTAGAATCTGTGAAGAAATCCCAATTTTCATTAAATCCAAAATCATCTCCTGGTTGAGCATTAATTGGATCTGGTGTTACGGTATATCTAACTTCTCTCTTAGATGTTTGAGTGTTTGTATTTGAATACATATCAACTTGAACCTTACGAATAAGACCATCAGTAGATTCTGCAATAGGACCAAACATGTAGGATTTTGCTGTAAATCTTAAAGTATAAATCAATGCTCTCCTTACGGTAAAATCACCCTCATAATCATCCTGCATATCGATGCTATCTAAGACAATTGGAATATCCTTTTTTTCTCCAATAGAGTCAATCAGATCCAGCGTCAAATTAAATGATGGTTGAAAAAATGGAAGTATCTGTTCAATAATCTGCAGAGCATCATCACTCAATTTTGAATAAATGCTCAATTCAAATCCAATGTTATAGGGGACTGGCATATAAACTTTTTTTATATTACCGGCATCATCACATGCTCTGAAAGTTTGTGTTATGCTTGTCTTTCTTGTTGGATCATATTGTAAAGAAACCATTTCAAAAGACATTCTTGGCAATGTTATTGCAATAGGTTTCTTTAAATCTGCCTGTTGTTCCAACTTTGCCAAAAACTTTTGCATTGGTCCATATGAAAGACCAACTTTTGTTTCATCTACTATATTATTGTTTTTATCCTCATGGCGAATATAAATGTCATTAAAAAGAGTTCCAAAACTAACAATAGTTTTTCTTATTATTTCGTGATAAAAATAAGTTCCTAACATTAATATTCTCCAAATGGATTAGTTTCGGTAAAGTCTAGAATTAGATCTGCTTCAGTTTCAAACTCTTCGTTATGATCATATGATTCCTCATAACTATTATTATCATATGATTTAAGTATATATGTTGCCAAAGAATCTGATCCTGTGATTACTTCTCCGGCAGAGAACTGTCCATCATTAATACCAACATAAAGTTCAATCGGAGGATTATCGACACTAATATCAGTCCTAAATTTTATATTTTTAATTTCTGCAGTTGTTCCGGAAAGCGAACCAGTTATAGTTTCTCCAATTTGATATGTTCCTATTCCTGTAGTTGATATGCCAGTTATTGATACGGATGGGATAGATGTATATCCCAATCCTGCATTTGTCATGCTTAACGAAGTGATATTTCCAGAACTATTCACTGTTGCAACTGCCGTTGCACGAATCAATCCTGTACCATATACTTTATTTCCCTCCGTATTAGCAATACTTACTGTTGCTCCAGTATAATATCCAACTCCACCATATGTGATTGATATTGAAGTGACGATACCTTCCGAACTTACAGAAGCAATACCAGTTGCTACTTCTCCATCTATATCCGATGTAGTAGTAACATAAAAAGATACTGTGGATCCAATACCACTCAAACCATTAGTAATTCTTACTGTATCTGCACTTTCATAATATTGTCCAGGATCTGCTATTGTTGCTGCAGTAACATTTCCACTTTCATTAACCGAAACATCTAGAGTCAGACCAGTTCCGGTAGACCCAACAGAAACATTGGTGGTATTATAAACTCCACTGGTAAAACCAGTTCCTTGTGGAAGATTACCGCCTGCAGGGATGATTCCTGTCACGCCATCTATTCTATCTAAAGGTGTGCTAAATGTTACTTCTGGAGGAGTATTTGGATTGAAGTATCCCCCTCCTGTAGAAATAGTGACTGCCGTAACTGTTCCTGCAGAACTTACTGTTGCTGTAGCTGCTGCTCCAACTCCAGTGGGAGGATCAATAGTGATAGTAGGAGCAATGAAATAACCAGTTCCAGCATTATCAATTGTTAATACCTGTACAGCATTATCTACAATTAATGCTGTAGCAGCTGCTCCAACACCACCTCCACCAGTTATGGTAACTGTTGGAGGATCTGATGAAGTGTATCCAGAACCTGCATTTGTAATTCTAATTTCTTTTACGGATCTAACACCGCCAATAGATGTTGTTATAGCAACTGCCGTTGCTCTAGTTCCACTTGTTGGAGAGGAGATAGTAACGTTAGGTGTTGAAGAATAATTGTATCCGTCATCAATTAGACTAATTTTACCAACCAATCCTACACCACCAACAGATGCAGATGCAGACGCACTAACTCCAAGAGGTTCCAATGTTAGAGTTGTAATATAACCTTCATCTTGAAGTAAATTGTCAATTTCTTCTACAGATACATCAATATCTTCATTTTCATATTCATAAAGTTCACATAGTAGTTCATATACATATGTCTTTCCTAATTGATAAAATGGTTTTTCCGACTCAACCCTTTTGATTTCAAATAATCGTTCTCCTAAAGGGAAATATATTAAGTCCCCTTCTCTTGGTCTAGTGGTAAGTGGTATTGTTTGATCGGTAATATTACCAATTTCAATTGCAGAACTTATTCCTTCCAAAAATGGTGTTATAAATTCATCAAATCTTTCTTGAGAGATTATGAGATTTATTTCATTTTTTAATCTCAATCCAAATTTGGTCATTAAATCGGACCCAGGAGCATATCCCTCATAATTGTCCAAATACGCCTCAATAATAAAATTGTCGTCAAATTTGGACGATTGAACCTCCCCTAAAATATCGTCAGTCTTTAAAAATTTTCTGGGAAGATAATATACATCAATCCCATAAATTTTTAACTGCTCATTTATCAAATCTTGTATTAAAAATTGTTCTTTAGAAGAACCTTGTAAGAAAAAAGGATTGAGTGCCATGATTATCCAATAAAGTCTAGAGGTGGAATTTCATACTCTGATGCCATCCTCTGCTTGATATCTTCGAGTTCTCTTTCGGCATCTTCATACAATTGCCTACCATTTAATTCAATTCCACCAGGCAACTTAACTCCATTAAATTTTATCAAATTTTGTCCCCATTGTCTCTTTATGAGAGCAGTTAAATATTTTTTGATAAAACTATCATTATATACTTGTGCAAATTCTGCTGGATTAAGTGCTCGGTAACACTCTATCACTAGGAAATCACCGGCAGACTGTGATGCCCAGTCTATATCAATGTATAATCTATCCTGCCGCTTATTATATCTTATTTGCTTATCTGTCGTCAGAAGAAAATCTATATCTTCTAGATAAGACTTAACCATTGAATATTGTAAAAGTTCTACAGAGTTGAAATAATATAAGTCGTTTAAGAATAACTGATATTTGATGCTGAACATTCCACCAGAAATTGAACTAGTATCAAATTTAAATATCCTTTCAATTCCTACTACAGAATCTGGAATTTGTATAAAATTTGAAGTTTCGTAATAAGTTGATGAAATTGGACCACCGAATGCACTAATGTCGGTTGAAGTGGTAGTAGTGGTTACAATTCCTACTCCATTCGTTCCTCCTGCTCTAAATCTTTCAATATCACCACTTGTTATCTTATATTTGAGATACATTTTTTCAACTCCATCATAATGACGTTCATTAAAATATTGTATTGCATCATCAACTAAATCATCAATCTGTTCATCATCGACGTTAATTTCTAATACAGGAGCACCTAATTTGCGAAGACAATAATCAATTAATCCCTGTCTTGAGCTTGGTTGTGCCATTAGTATTCTCCTCCATCAATTGTTGAAGTCCATTTTGGAACTCCGCTTGATTGTTCTATTGTTAATATGTAGTAACTTGTTGATAATAAACTTTCAGTACTAGCTGCTCCAACTAGTTTTCCATCATCATCAAAATATGCGACTCCATTTGGACCATCATAATTTCCTGCATAATAATTTGGTGCATAAACATCAGTGTTGAATGCTAACCTAGAATTAGAATTGTCCCATGTTAAAGATTTATCGCTATCTAATCCATAGATTGTAATTCCAGCACCATCAAGTTGTGAATCATTTAGTTTTGGTACTGCAGAAGCAATTCCAATATTAATATCTTCAACTTCAAGAATTTGAGTCTTTATAACAGTTTGGGTTCCCTCAACAGTAAGATCACCAGTAACTACAAGATCTTGCTCAATATAAATTCCACCACCAACTGTTAGATTTTTTTCAATACCAACACCACCATCAAATTGTACTGAACCACTATTAACATTTCCTAATGCATTATCTGTCGTATTAGTAAAAGTTGTTATTCCAGATACAACTAATTCATTTAAAATATTGACAGCAGCATTTATATCAAGATCGGAAGAAAATGTTGATATTCCAGTTATTTCTAAATTTCCGCCGACATTAAGATTTTTGGCAATTCCTACTCCACCACTAACAATTAAAGCTCCAGTTGTGGTAGATGTAGAATTATCAGTATTTGTAAAATATGCAATACCTTCAATTGTTGTAGATGATGAATCAATAAAACTCGTCATTATGAAGGATTGTGATGGAAGATCCCAAACAAGGATCATTCCATCAGATGTTCTATATGTCGAATTAACGTCATTAAGATTTATAAGTTTTGTTGGTGGAGTACCAACAGAAGATACTACACGAACTACATTTTGAGATCCGACCCTTGCTTTTACCGTAGGCATTATCTAGTTACTCCCGCTCTGACGAGTGCAGAACCCTCAATAGGTTTGGTAACACTGCCACCACTACTAGTTAATTTTACATCATAAACATACCTACCTGGTTTCAAACCTACAGTTTCTGATGATGTTAAAGATATTTGAATTGATCCTTCGGTAGGTGATAATATAGTTGATGCAAAAGATACAGATGAAGAACTACTATATGTTTTTCTAAGTTGAGCTGCTATGCTGTATCCAGTCAAATTTAAAAGATCATTTGTACCAATGTCTTCTAAGGTAAAAATAGTATCAAAATCAAACCCCTGCTCAATTACTATATTTGATACAAATACTGCCATTATTCAGATGAGCATCTTTTCTATAGTTATTTATAATTGCCTAAGTATCATAAAATTATTTTCTATTTAGTATTTCTTTCAGAAGCATTTTTATTTCATCAATATCTTCCTTCATTTTGTCAAGTTCTTGTCTTTGCATATCCTTATAATTTAAAGAATTTACATACTGATTATATGAAGTGGTGTCACAATTTACTATGGCACCACTTTTTTCATCTCTATAAAGGTTTTTATGCCCCTCTACTCTTATCATCTCAATGCAATTGTTCTAAGATCCTTTATTCTTGGTGCGCGTGCCTGATCAGTACCAGACATTACAATTTTGATTGTATATCCAGTGAACAAATCTAAATTATCGACAGTAAATTCATACTCAAGATACTGATTTTCCAAACTTGCTGGAACAAATGTATCAGGTCTTCCACTATTATTAGAATTGTTGATAGGAGTAATAGTTCCATCAGCATTTATGGTCAAGTTATCATATCCAGGGAATAATTCAAATTCCTGTGTTACTTCGCTAGAATCTGCTCTAATAAGATTATAAAGAACTCTAAAGTCTGCAGATTCATGTCTATAGGCAGCAAGAATTACTTTAAGTGAGGTTGCTGCTTGAGCTAAATTGACTGTATTCGAAACATAAACCGCTGCATGTGGATCAAACAATAGAGAGTTAACTCTATTATCTGTAGAATAATTGGAAATTGGTTGATTCAATCTATTCAGTCTAAACTCTGACATCGCAGTGTCAGTATAGATAATTGGTGAGAGGTTGGAATCGGTTGTATTTAAAGTGATACCAGTTGTAAATGATTTATTTCTTGGTAAAGTTGTAAGTTTTGTAGTCTCATTGACATTGGAAGCAACCATTCTTACAGAACTAAGTTTGTTAACTTCATTCAATTCTACACTTTCAAAACCATTGTCAATGAATGATGTTTCCAATCCATCAACACTTCTTCCAGTTATTGTTCTTACTGAAGCAGTTGCTGATGTTGTAGAACCTGGTGTAAGAACATCATAATTTGGAACAATTTCATTAAATTGAATATTTTCTGTTGCTTTACAATTATTGCCACCAGTTGATGCTTGTGATGTAAATGCTAATTGTGGTGCTCCAGAGGTGTCTCCATCATTAGATCTATCATTTCCATTTGTTGACATATCGACTGCAATATGATACTGATCAAGTTCATTTCCAAGTGAACTTACGTCATGTGTAATGCCGTTTATTCTTCTTAGAGAAACACCATTCAATTCATACTTTGTAACCAAACTTCCACTCCCATGAGGTTGAACTTTTCCTTCTACTGCTCTAGCACTTATTGTAAGAGTTCCACTACCAACTTCACTATAAGAAATTATTTCATCACCAACTTTAACATAACCAAGATAAGACGAGGAAACTGTTTGTCCCTCAAAAGTGCTAAAGTTGGAAGTACTTGCAACGCTGACAATTGTAGTTTCATCAATTGGTAAGGAAGAGGATAGTGTTGTTGATGGTACTGATGGTTGTACGTCAGAAATAACAACTTTATTTGTAGAATCATACATTCCATGATCGAAATGATTGACTCT